GTATGTTACTCCTCTATATTTGAGTTGATAACAACTGGGTGGTCTGCTATCACTATCCATATCTTTTGAATGATATCGATAGTTCTCCATATCACTTGTTATAAGTGTGACCTCTGTAGCAGAAAGTACCATGTACTTCCTCAGCACCTTGCTGGCACTCATAGCGGACACCACGGTAAGAGGTGACAGCAATCTGAGCATCGTGAAGAGCTGCTTGCTTCTTGATCTGATTACGGATAAGATTTAGGGTGTTCATGAGTTTGTCTCCTGAAAGAGTAGGGTGATTAATCCCCGTTCCTTCAGTCGTTTGCGTCCTGTGCTTCAAAACATTGAGGGTCTGTATGTTCCATCCAATGGATGAGAATATCAGCCTTCTCAAAAGGAGTGAAAAGAGTTGTCTCTTCCAGTCCTTCTCTCAACCAATTGAAGTCTTCACAGCGAAGATAATTCTCCACTGGGACATGACTAAAAAAGATGAGTGCTAATGAAAGCATAGGATGAACGCTCCGTTCCGCGACTTACTTGCGTCCCGCCCGAGAGCGGGATGAACGTATGGTTATTATACCATACTATGTATGCTTTGACAACTGTGTCGGTTGATACTATTTTGACTTCTTTTTCCTGGGATCTTGCCACAGCTTAGGATTAGTCCTACCTTCTGTTTGTCTCATGCTAATTACATTGCGATATTTATCCCAATAGTAATCAAAAATATCAACTCTCTTACTAGCAACTGCGATGTCATATACAACGCCTTTGCCATCATCAAACTCTATTAGATAAGCAGTATGTGGTAGAGATCTATCTTGTGCTAGTTCTGGATCACAATTTGCATGAATAATATTAACTCCCTTCGCCATATCAAGACCTACCACCCCATTGGATAGAAGGGAATGCCTCCTCCACACACTGTTTGGTGATCTTCCAACGCTTACCAAGTTTCTTATCCTTCACCAGACATAGAACCTCTGCTTCGCCCTTGTGGAGACCCTCTAGCAGTTGAATGAAGAGGGTTTCACGGCGGTTCTGAGAGATGTTTGCACCACCCTTGAAGAAGAGATAGAGCTTACGATACTCATGAACAAGTTTCGTGTGCTCTGTCTCTTCTGGCGCTTCATTTGGAGTGTAAGGAACGTCACCTTCTGGAAGCATTGATACAATACTCTCGTCAAAGTTAGCAATCAGAATTTGTCTGAGTGCTGGGGTATTATATTCCTGCAGAAGTTTAATCTTTTGTGCTTTTGTCTTAGCGTTGCTTACTTTTTGCAGCACTTCATTGAGTAATAATTTCATGACCTAATTGGTTGCGTAAGTATATTTATTCGTCGTCATATTCATCTTCATCGACGAAACGAACTGACAATAGTTCTTCATTAATCCATTGACCTTCGCCATCTAACATCTCTGGATGGATGTTTTCTTCCTGTGCTTTACCATACATAAACTCGTGGAGTTTTTCATTCGCTGTCCAACCAGCAATCACACCAACGCAGAGAAAAATAAACGAAACTGTTGCTGAAAAATACAGGACTGTTGCTTGTGCCATTGTTCAACTCCGAACTAACTTTGTTTCTTGTCCCACCAAAGTTCTAAGTTGAAGTAGACTCTTCGCTTTAGCAGGGTAAAAAATTTGGTGATAGCGAAACCTTTTCCTTTGGGAGCAGGTTCCTCTTCTGCTTCCTTCTTCTTCGCCCCCCTAAGCATGAGCTCTATGCCTCTATTTATTTTAAAATCTTTCATTTTTTTGGTGCGGATACTAATCCAAGATTCATTAAAAATTTAGCAGTCTCTACGAGTCCTCCTATAGATTCACCATCAATAACTACATGGGGGAATCCAACTACTTCTGGAAAGTCTTCAGTGAAAGCACTCATAGAAAAATCATTTGCAGTATTTCCAACTACAATTTTTTTATAATCTACTTTTGCTCTACCAAATAATTCTTCAAGGTAAGTACAATATTTACATCCCCTAGTAGTATAAGCAATAATTTCCATAAAAAAGAGGGTCTCTCGACCCCCAGTATATCACAGAGCGTTGCCTCTTGGCAATACTTCTTCAGGAAATACAAAGTTTTCATGTGGTTGATCCACTGGTGCCATCCAAGCACGTAGACCTTCATTCAATAGGATGTTCTTTGTATAGAACGTCTCGAACTCTGGATCCTCTGCCGCTCTGATCTCTTGTGAAACAAAGTCATAAGCTCTAAGGTTAAGTGCAAGACCAATAATACCAATGCTGCTGGTCCAAAGACCCATGACAGGAACAAACAGCATAAAGAAATGTAGCCAACGCTTATTGCTGAAGGCGATACCAAAGATCTGAGACCAGAAACGATTAGCCGTGACCATCGAGTAAGTCTCTTCTTCTTGAGTAGGCTCGAATGCCTTGAAAGTATTTGATTGTTCACCATCTTCAAACAAAGTATTCTCTACAGTAGCACCGTGAATAGCACAGAGCAATGCTCCACCTAGGATACCTGCTACACCCATCATATGGAACGGGTTGAGCGTCCAGTTGTGGAAGCCCTGTAGGAATAATAGGAAGCGGAAAATCGCTGCAACGCCAAACGACGGCGCAAAGAACCAACTGGACTGTCCGAGAGGATACATGAGAAAAACAGACACAAAGACAGCAATCGGACCAGAAAAGGCGATAGCATTGTACGGTCTAATCCCTACTAAACGAGCAATTTCAAACTGCCGAAGCATAAATCCTATGAGAGCGAAGGCACCGTGGAGCGCCACAAAATTCCAGAGTCCCCCAAGTTGAAACCATCTGATGATATCTCCCTGAGCTTCTGGACCCCAGAGTAGAAGTAGGGAATGTCCGAGAGCGTCAGCAGGAGTTGATACAGCAGCAGTAAGGAAATTACATCCCTCAAGATACGAAGAAGCAATCCCGTGAGTGTACCAGCTCGTGACGAATGTTGTGCCCGTGAGCCAACCGCCCAGTGCCAGGTAAGCAGTAGGGAACAGAAGAAGACCTGACCAACCAACAAAAACGAACCTATCACGCTTAAGCCAGTCATCGAGTACATCAAACCACCCCCTTGTTGTTCTTTGTTGTGTTAAAGTTGATGCGACCATTTGTTTTTTCCTTTTCTTTTTGTAACCAGTATAACTGAGGCCAAGTATCCATGATAATCTCCCTCATTTTGTCTGGAGTTTCTTTGTTTATCATCGGACTTTTGGAGAAAAAAATTGGCGGGAAATTTTTTTCCCCGCCAATGAATTCGTTATTCAGTTTTGTATCAACCGATAGCAGGTGCGGTGAGAGCAACAGGGGTGCTTTCAGCAGCAGCAAGATCGAGAGGGAAGTTGTGAGCATTACGCTCGTGCATCACTTCCATGCCAAGACCAGCACGGTTGAGCACATCTGCCCAAGTGTTGATCACACGACCCTGACCATCAATGACGGACTGGTTGAAGTTGAAACCGTTGAGGTTGAATGCCATGGTGCTAACACCAAGAGCAGTGAACCAGATACCGACAACAGGCCATGCTGCGAGGAAGAAGTGCAGCGAACGGGAGTTGTTGAAGGAAGCGTATTGGAAGATCAGGCGACCGAAGTAACCATGAGCAGCAACGATGTTGTAGGTCTCTTCTTCTTGACCGAACTTGTAACCATAGTTCTGACTTTCGTTCTCAGTGGTTTCACGAACCAACGAGGAAGTAACCAGGGAACCGTGCATCGCACTGAACAGAGAACCACCAAAGACACCAGCGACGCCCAGCATGTGGAAGGGGTGCATCAGGATGTTGTGCTCTGCTTGGAAGACAAGCATGTAGTTGAAAGTACCAGAGATGCCAAGAGGCATAGCGTCAGAGAAAGAACCTTGACCGAAAGGATAGACGAGGAAGACAGCGGAAGCAGCAGCAACAGGAGCACTGTAGGCAACGCAGATCCAAGGACGCATACCAAGACGGTAGGAGAGTTCCCACTCACGACCCATGTAGGCATAGATGCCGATCAGGAAGTGGAAGACAACGAGTTGGAAAGGACCACCGTTGTAGAGCCATTCGTCAAGAGACGCTGCTTCCCAGATGGGATAGAAGTGCAGACCAATAGCGTTAGAAGAAGGGATAACAGCACCAGAGATGATGTTGTTACCATACATGAGCGAACCAGCGACGGGTTCACGGATGCCGTCGATGTCCACAGGGGGAGCACCGATGAAGGCGATGATGAAACAAGTAGTAGCAGCAAGCAGGCAAGGGATCATAAGAACCCCGAACCAACCAACATACAGACGATTGTCAGTGCTGGTGACCCAGTTGCAGAATTGTTCCCAAGTATTCGATTGTTGTTGACGTGAAAGAGTAGCAGTCATTGTTTTGAACAAGTTAGTAGGTCCATCAGGGAAATGGTGGAGATACTATTTCCTAGTCACCCTCAGACTAGGATATGAGAGACGGATTGGTGACCCTGCCTAGTCTCGGTCAAGCGGCAGGGGTTTGTTACAGATCCGTAATGGTCCGTTACATTTGTTTACCTATTTATTGTAGCAGGTGGTCGGGAATCCGTCAAGCCCCTAAATCCTTTAGAATTTCTTTAGGGTTCAGAAGGAGGCATCCGCGACTTCGTAAGAAGTATAGCATGGTTGGACCTCCCACCGCAACCAATCTACCTTCCTTTCTGCGATCATTTGTTCCAGTTCATCAACTGTCAGACAGACCTTGACAGGTTTGCTGCTTCCCTTCTCATAGATGTGGAACATTTGAGTGTCA